CGACCAGCCATAATTTCATTGAAGTACATTTTTGCAAGACGTCTTGCGGTACCTTTTGAGTTTGGATCATTTTCTCTGTCAATTAGTAGTGTATCAAGCACTTGTTCAAATGCTTGAGTAGCTTCTGTGATTAACCCAAGTTTGGTAACTTCGTCAACATACTCACTGATGTTGTCGCCGGCCCAGTATCTTTTGCCTTCTGCCTTCATCTGTTCGCGAAGGACTTGTGATAAGTGTTTTTCCAATTGTTATTCTCCGAGTTCAAGACGTGGATGTCTATGTGTTAATTGTAAAGTATTTAGACAGAATCGTCAACGATTTTGATATTTCTTAGATCAGGATATGGCACATATACGGGTTTGGGATTGTGTTCCTTAACACCTTGTAGTAATGCTACACCTTGAATGGCATCTTCAATGCTGGGCTTGTAATGATAGCCCACATAAAATGTCTTTTGGTCCTGCCAAGGTGCCACAGTCAAGTCTCTGCCATCATAGCGTTGGCGCAATATGGTTTCATATGCTTTTTTATCATCCAACAAAATAGCACCACCATGACCGATTGCCAATGGCTTGGTATGTCCAAAGCTCAAACACTGCATGGTTCCTGAACAATACATGTCTTTTTCCAGTCTACGTGCTGAATCCCAGATACGAGTGTAAGTGAATTCATACTCGCCTTCCCAATGTTGCCATTCAGTGTCATGGTACACATAGTGAATACCCAACTTGTGCATGGTCATAGGAATACTCAAATAAGTGTAAGGTGTGAACTTACAGGCTCGCACTCGATCATATCGCAAGCAAAGCTCAATAGCATGTGTACAGCAATCAGTCATGACGGCATACGGTGCTCCTGTGAACTCTGCTAGTTCTTCTTCAAACTTTTTTATCTTGTCGAACATACCAGTTCCATGCGTGTTGTATCATTGCAGTTAGATCATGATGCCGCCAGGCTCCTGCAACCAAGTCAAACTTGGCAGAGCTTGCAGTCAGCTCAGGCGGATCACCTGCTCGGCGAGCCTCTGTGCTAATGTGAGGCATTTCACCAACAATAGTTTTTGCCTTATCTATTACTTGTTTAACACTGGTGCCTTGATTTGATCCAAGGTTATAAATGCCAGCAGGAACAGTTGGAGACAATGCCAAAACGTGTGCTTGAGCAATATCAGCCACATGCACATAATCACGCACACAAGTTCCGTCGGTTGTGGGGTAATCGTCACCGTATACTCTAAACTGCTCGTCATCTCTTGTGGCCTCTAAAAATCTAGCAATCAAGTGTGTGGCACCGGGCTCTTGTCCGTGCCTGCCTTGGGGGTCAGCACCACACGCATTGAAGTAGCGAAAACTCACAAAGTCAAGGCCGTATGCCCGATGATAACTTTCCAGCATCATATCAATCATCAGTTTAGATTCGCCATATGGACTGACAGGTTCTTTGGGATCCACTTCGTGTATGGGATTCATAATAGGCTCACCATATGTGGCAGCACTAGAGCTAAAAATAAATCTGCAACGAGGCATGCTGTTCTTGACAATGTCTAACAACTTTAATGTCTTGGCCACGTTGTTGTTGTAGTATTCGCTAGGGTTTTTCACACTAGGACCCACAAGACTGGTGCCAGCACAATGAATGATAGCATTGGGCTGTTTGGAAATGATCCAACTTAGTGCCACATCACTTGCAAAGTCCTGATACAAGAATCCATTGGGCACACCACGCAGATGTGCAGGAGGCTCTCTACGGTCAATACCATACACTTCATGCCCGGCATCTTTCAATGTGAGCATGGTTTGTCCACCAATATATCCGGCCGAGCCGGTCACAATTACAACACTCATTCAACTTCCTTGAACAATGGCACATTTTCACTCAGCATCCTAATAAACTCTAAGTTAGTTGGGAATGTGTCTAGTGCGCCTTTGTGGGTTGTGATATTAATTTTAATTTCCCCTACCAGGTACGATCCTGCTTCTAGGCCATACCAAAACGTTTCTGTAGCACCTTGCTCTATTTGATTTTTAAAATGTTCGCTAATCATTCTTCAATCTTTACAACTTGATATTTTTCGTGAGCAGCGTGGTCACGATAGCGATTGCCCGCTCGGTTCCATTGCTCACCCTTACCTTCAAGAATATCAACAACGCGATCCACAGTAGCATTGTTCCAATTACTAATGAGTCCCATGTTGTGATGCGGCTCTCGCAGGAGCAGTTGCATTTTGTGGTAGGCATCATCTATTGACCAGGGAATATACAGTCTATTAGGATCGTTCGCGAAGGTTTCAGGAAAACTGCGATACGCTGGATATAGCACATTGCATCCAACAGTATCGGCCTCCGATACGGTGTTTGAAACCCAATCTTGTAAAGCACAATTAAACAACACACGAGTATTGTTAAGATGACTATAGTATTCATTTTTGCTTATGTTGTCATAGATCCGAAGTTTGCCTTCCGCCTCCATACGGCGGGCACGTTCAACGTATTCAGGGTTATTGGATCGTAAAGGTCCACCTGAGTATATGGCAAACTCACACGGCTCGCTGGTGAGTTCGCTATACATTTCAATAAGATCCATGAAGAAGCCAGGTTGTTTTTCCTGATCAAAACGAGCTGCGAAGCCCACTCGTCTCGGTCTTTCAGCAAACGGCGTGATATTCCCCGTTCCGCCAATTCGCTCCAGAACTTCTGATTTGCCAAATGCCAGACCGGAAATGTTGTAGATCGGAGCAGTCCATCCAGCGATCCGCATATGAGCGACCATTTCTTCATTAGTGGCGAGTACCGCCCCACCGGAGAAGGCAACCATCTCGTTAACCATTTGTTCATACAAGTTCATCCATTTAGCCATACCCCAAACATGCACAAAGTCATCGGGATCGATGGCCTGTGCCAAACAACGAACATAGATCTTTGGACATTGTTCCTTGGGAATCTGGTTCATGATATAACCAAGACTTTCAAAGCCCGGTTGGAACATGTCTTCAAAGTAGATCACATCGTCACCACCAACATCACCGTTCTTCATCAGCTGAACCAAGTTCATCATCTGGCTCATGGCAAAGTAACTGCGGCCGTGTGCGTCTAGCACCTGGCCTACTGAGATAGCTTGTGTGTTGTCAATAGTAGTTCCGGGCACATACACAACATCTAGGCCACGGCGTTCAAACACTCTACGGTTCCACTCTGTGAGTTGTAGTGTGTAACGGGCTTCATAACTTTCCAAGCCCATGTAGAATAGTTTTCTCATCAGAATCTTCCGGCAAAGCGACGAGTGTCTTCGTCCCACATGTTCTTGGCATTCTTGCCTTGTGAGTATTTGTTAAACTGTTGCCAGGCATAACTCTTGAAGTTATACAAATCGGCTTCGTTGTAACGATAACCGTAGTCTTGGCAGAACTCCAAGAGCTTTTCCAAGTCGTCTTGGATCTCAATCACGCGGGGGTTAGATTTGTAAGTAATTTTTGCCATTTTGTTTCCTATTAGATAGCAATGTTGATATTGGGGCGGTGAGTTTCATATTTAATAAGGGCTCCGTTTTCACCATCTTCGGAGACCTCAATCCAGACTGCACGTCCGGGATACCTGCCAGCAATTTGCAAATACAAATCGTCTGCCATCATTTCACATGACTTGTAGTCGAGTTGGACGGTTCCTTGTCGGTAGAGATTTTCGAGCCATCGCTTGAACTGGATGAACTCGATGTCCCTGTCATCGTGGAACACATCAATCCACACCCGGAAGTGGAAGATATGACGGTGAGGAGCGCAAAGGAAACTAACATCATACTCATCGTCCGTCTTAAGGGCTGGATCTGTTGCGGCTGCGGGGTAGCAGTGGATTCCTTCTTTTTGGAAGGTGACCCAGATTCTTCTTTGGGCATGATGTTTGATTCTTTCTATGGTTTCGCGGTCAGCTTGTATCATTTAATTACTTCGTCCTTTGTGTATTGATCCCATGAGGTAAATGTTTTTCTGTCTAGCAAGTTATGCAGGCTATGACACCATACTCCGGGATTGGTTGCTTGAAAATCTTTGTCGTCCAGCTTGATTGTGGTATTGTAGCCTAGCAGTTTGATGTATGGTAGTTTTACTGATAGCATGGGAATGAATTGCGACTGTTCACACAGGCTGCCTTCGGCTAGGCCTTCTACCGCACCAACATCAAGATCTAATGTACACCAGTATCCTCGATCCAACCACGGCTGGATCATGTGTTCCCAGGCAGTCCAAGTTTCGGCATCATTGATAGTGGGATTTGGAAAACTTTGATTGGCGCCAAAGTAAATGTGTGTGATTGGCAGTTTTGAACGTGCGTCAATCTCACCACGTTTCCAATCAATATCTGATGCAGTTTGCAAGCCCACCACAAACAATGTACGGTGTCCTGCAACAGGGCTGGCCTCAACTTCTGTGCCTACAAAGAAGTTGGTATCTGCGTGTCCTTGACGATTCATTTGATTTGCTCGCTTTCAAGCAGTTGTAATGCTTCTAATTGTAACTGATCTTCAGGGTCGTTGTCAACTTCTGGTTGTTCAAAAGAGAACAGTGCATTGAATTGTGTGCGAGCATTTTTAGTTTTCTTTCCTTTGAATCCTCGGGTGCCCACAATCTCCATCCAGTAGCTATCATACGTTTCGATAATGTCTTCGGCAGTTTGTCTATCTGGTGCGGCAAAGATTGCTTCTATAATGTCTTCAAATCGAGCATAATCACCTGTGCTTCGACGCATCATTGCAGGATGTTCTCCGGCATCAAATCGTCTATTGGCTTCTTGTACAGCAGTCAAGTGCATCCAAACATTGTGTCCCATAAGCAGTGCATATGAGAATGAATCCCATGATGTCTTGCCTTCTTTGCCAATCTTATTTAGGTCGCCGGGCTTGTAAATGCAAATATCTTTCATCTTGAACAAGTCGCTCAATGGACTGTCTTCCCAGCGTGGATAGATTCCATCTGCCACCACACCAGTTGACCACTTGCGTGTGTCTGTACTATACTTTTTATCATCAGCTGACGGAGCCATACGATATGACCATTTTGAATCATGTTCAAACACATTTTCGAAATACACTTGTCCATTGGCTGTGGCAAGGAATGGGCTGGCACAGTCAAAACTAATAGTAAAAGCCGGATTAACGTATTTTCTAACTGCTCGCTGAATCACAGTCAGTAGCACAGCCCATTCCAACTTTGATGTGCCCAAGAAGTGCATCCAATCATGCACACCTTCTTGCAACAAATTGTCATAGCGCAAGGCCACCAGTCGTCTTAACACCAAATGAACGTCACACATGTTCTGACCGCCCATTGACCAACCATCAAAGTGTGTGTCCGGATACTTTACAGGATCACAGTATTCCTTCATGGTGTCATACCACTGGTCTGCGCTGCCATGATTGTCGCCTTGCAGTACATTTAAGATCTTGGTGCCACCATTACGAACACCTTTGCGGTGCTTCATAAAGTATTCGTTGTTGAACTTGGTAGCATCCACTGCTTCTTGCAGTGTGGAGATTTGACATGCTGTGGATGCTTTCTTGTCATGAATAACCCAAGTTGGAATGTCAAGAGTCATGCAGTAATCAGAAACATTGTCCAACCAATTGAGCACTAACTCACGTTTCTTTTGAGCCTTGACACAACCTGAGTTGGCCTTCCAATCACCTTCCCACAAGCCCTTGGCAATCTGGAAACCGCCTGAATCTCCCAAGAGGAACGTGCCTGGCTCACGGTTCCGTACCATGTCTTCTGACCAGTCTTGCTTGGCTAGATCAAGGTTAGCATGGCCTCCGGACGCAAGTGACCAGCGATAAGGGAATAAAGCCTTGGTAGAGTTGAGCCAGTTAAGTTGTTCCATATCAGAGAGACCCTGTGGAAACCTAGCTGGATCCACATACGGTTCGTTCCTTTGTTTGCCCACAAATGTGGAATAGAAGCCAGAGATGGCCGGAAGGAACACAGCGTAGTCCAATTGCTTGGCAGTTAAGTTATCTTGTGTCATTGTTTATTGTAAAAAGAGACTGTGTTAAACAAGTCATAATCTTCATGATAGTGATCAACTATTTTTTGAGAGTATTCAGAGTGTTGGGTTAGTTTGCTAAAAATTTTGTCCATCACAGAATTTTTTGCACTATTTTTGGGTGTGACATTGTCTTTATCACTTTTTTTAATTTCAACGTCACATCCGTATGATAGCATGAGATTGATAAAATTGTCTTTCAACTGATCATCAAATTTTAACCATACAATTTGATTGCGTGGAATGTTATATATAAAATCAACTTGTTTTTGAGTATGGTTATCATATTCTATTTTTGACATAACCAGTTCCCAATCAAACGTATCAATGTGCATGTTGTTAACTTGGTCAAACAGCTGATACGGCTCGGTATAAATCATTTGAGTCATTCCAGCTATCCATCGATCCAATGGATCACGCAATATCACAATGAATCGACATTGTGCAAGATCAACAATGTCGTAATAATTTATATTTTCAGCATCGTGATTTACACCTTGATTGAACTGTAGTGATACCCAACTGCTTGCATTTTTTGGAATATTTACATAAATCAACCGACTAATACCGTATACCACCGGGTCAACATTGATGACTCTGCTTTGCCCCAATTGGTGAAATTTGCTATTAGCCAGTGGCTGGATCATTTGCTTTGTGCTGGTAAGATGTAGTTGTAAACAACAATACCACTATCCACAGTGATCTTGGCAGCGCCGTCGTCACTAATACGAATGGTCTTGTCGCCTGTGAGTGCCAGGATACTCATGACCTGTTGAGCAGGCCACGACCATGCACGTTTCAACTGTCCATTCACACCCGGATGAAACACAAAGTTACCAGAGTGTGTTGAATGATCACCAAAGAAAAACTTCAAGTCGCCGTTTTCAGTCTTGGCCTGGAAGTGTGGTTCTTCAGCATTGGCCTGTGCTTGCATACGTAAACGCTGAATAGCAGCCACAGTGGGTTCAAATTCAATATGCCAGTTGACACCTTTGAACTTGGGGGTCTTGAGCTTTTCGGTCACAATTGCTTCGGCCATAAACCGATAGTTGTTTTTAAAGTCGCCTACTGCGTTTTCAAAGTTGATACCATCGGGCTCTCCGCCTGCACGACGGCTCAAACTGAGCTTGGCATTTTCTTTGTACTCTTGCAAGCTCAACAGAATTTTCAACTTGCTCAAGTTTGGCATGCCAAATGTGCCCACAAAGTCTGGGTGTGGGTTTTTAAATTCACCTTCCACAACCACACTCATATCTTCGGCCAAGCCTACGATCTGTGTGGATTTGTCATCACCCACAATCTTGATCAAGTCAATGCAGCCAAGGTCATGTGTGTGTTGTACTAAGTCTAATAGATAATCTCTCATGTTTCTCTCCTATGTGTTTGATTATAACAGATGTATTTAGAATTTGCAATCATTCTTGGCGAATTACTTTTGCCAGAACTTGCCCGCCACGTAAACTACGGACTTCTCCGGGCTTACGCATTTCAAACCAAGCAATGTCACCGGCACCGGTGCATTGTTCGATAATTTTATAACCAAGATTTCTGGCTATTGTTTGTATACGACTGCCCGGTGTGTAACACATCCAGGCGTTTTCCACTGCGCCAACCCCGTACCAGGTGTCGCATTCATTGTAGGTAAACACCAAGGCACCACCAGGACGTAGTTTTTGATATATCTCTGTGAGAAACTTTTCAATCATCTCAATGGGTTTCCAATTAAAATAGTTGTAGGCAAAAACCAATCCAAACTGATTGGACGGAAGTGCTGTGAAAATTTCTGTGTCTTTCCAGTCGTTAATCACATAAGGTCTCAGTCGTCGTTGATATTCTTGAGTGAACGGACTCATTGCAACGTTAATTAATTCTCGATCATGGTCCACAAGATACAGCGGATCCATTGGTACCATATCTTCTATAAATGTTTCGCGTCTGGCACCAAGAACCATACCAGGTAATCTCCAATCAGTATAGTTTTTTATTGTGTTGCGCAGACGTTCGTGATCGTCAAATTCAATATTCAACTTGCGATTGATCAAATGTTCTACTGTTTCAAAACACATTTCTTGCTCGTATCTCTTCCAACTTTCTGCATAGTACTCAGGAGACAATCGATCAACGTCGTTTCTTAATTGTTGTTTTAATGTATGAAGTGATTGATCAAATTTACCAATAGAATGTTTAACTCCTGCAAGTTTTTCATCAAGATCAGATGTTGTAGAATGATATTGCAAGTCGCGATTTTTTACCGCATGCATGATATCATCTAACTTGTCGGTTATGTTCCCGTAAGAAGGATCCATGTCAGTGCTTTCTAACATGTTTAGGTATGCAACAACTTGGCTTAGCTTCATTCGAATGAAAATAGTGATGTAAAAGTGTTTTCTGTGTTGGTGGCTGACGCAAGGTCCCACTCCAGCACACCCAGCAAGTTGTCAATTTTTTGATCCACAACAGTTGCTTCCATTTCTGTGTCATCAAACGGCAGGTCTTTGAACCACTGTGGCAAGTGCATCTCGTCTGTGGGATAGCCAATTGATGTCCATCCAAGAGCGTTTGACTTTAGTTTACACACAATAGTTTTCATACCATCTACAACTTGCATTGAATAGTTGTCTGAATGCATTCTGCGCAGATTGTTCCAGTTGAGTGCGGCTCGCACATGTCCGGGCATGTTGGCACGACCCAGGCGTTCTTCTTCTTTGCCGTACTTGGTCAAGTTGTTCACACGCTTGGGAGACCCTTTCTCCCAGCCTGGCCGCTCTTTGAACTCATACTTGAATTCTCTAATGCGTTCGATGATTTCATCTCTTTGTGTACCTGCTAGTACTTTATTTAGAATTTCTAACAGAAAGTCTTGAATTACTTTGGGCGTATCCGACCGCTTGAGATCCAGGCCCATGGCTTTGGTTTTGCCGATCTTGCCTTCTACATCCAGTCGCTTGCCTTCCAAGTCAATGATGTTCACAGCATACCGCTTCTTGGTAATAAACAAACTACGGTCAGCAACCAGTTCACGACCTGCCTTGATCAGTGCGCCCATGTCTCTGGGGCAGTGGAATGCCTGTTCCATAAACGCCGGAAAGCTCTCGTTTACCTGATCAGCAATTGAATCATACAGTTGGATGCAAGTTTCTTTTGACCATTCCATGCGTCCTTCTGTGACTTCTTTTTCCAAGATAGGCCACGCAGAAAAATAGCATGAGTCTGTGTCACCATAGATAATGGCTTGGCCTGTGTGATCGTACTCGCCTGTGATGCACTCATTGATGTGAGCATCCATGTGCTTGGCAATTGATCTGCCGGCAAGTGTGGTCGACTGTCCAATACGTTTGTCAAAGAATCTGCAACCGGGATTCAAAATAGCACCGTACAAGGAGTTAAGATTAATCTTCTTGACCAGTTGTCGCTTGTCCCAGAACGCAATCTCTTTGGCATCCTTGGTTTCTTTCTTCTTGGCCTGTAGCTCTTGTCGCTCACGATACCATCGCTCTAGCAAGCCAGGAATGATACCTTTCTTCTCGTATGTAAGAATAGTACCGTTGGCAGTAAGGATCCAAGGCTGGTTGCTATCAAAGATCATATGCCAAATTTCCATGGCCGAGTGTACTGACTCCTCGCCACCTTCCCAGTCAATGGTAATTTCTGTGCCACGCTGTTGTTCCATCACGGCTGTGTATTCTAAGCTGGCAAACAATCCTTCCCAGGCTGCCGCAAAACTTTGTCCCTTGGCCATATTGGCTTTGATCAAATGATCAGTCATGGTCTGCCGCAATTGGCCAACCACAGTTTCTGGGCCCATGTTCATGGCACGAATAGCCGATGGATACAGTGAATTGATGTCTACTGATCCAACCCACATGTGCAGGCCTTTCTTGGGATACGCAACATAAGCGCCTGCGGCCTGTGTGTCATCATCTGTTAGGCGTTGCTTGCGATTGGGCACAACCATGCCACGCTCGTGTGCTTCGTTTATGATGGCCTGTTCAGTCACTGCCACAGCACCCATTGTGGTTTGTAACAACACAGTATTGGCATGTGCCAGTTCATTGGCCAGATCCAAGAAACGCAATTTCTTGTCCAACTTGGCAATGATCATGGTGTCTTGGCGGTTGTACTCAATGAACTTTTTAAAGTGTTGGTTGTACAAACTATCCAGTGTGCCTTCAAACTGTGTTTTGCGTTCACCCAGTTCATACTCGCCAATGGCATCCAAGCTGTATGAGTGGCGTTCTTCGTATGTGTACTTGCGATACAACTGCATGTAGTCCATATGCACACGACCAACCAAGTCGTAGGTCTGATTCTCTGCGCCAAAGCGTTCAAACATCCTTTGCTTGGGAAACTGTCCCCACAAACAAAAACGTCTAGTGTCATCCTTGCTGAGTATTCTTGTGGTACGATTTACTGTGTAAGGAATGTCATAGCCTTCTGAGTTCCAGCCTGTAAGCACATCTGCACCTTCAATCACATCCAGGAACATCTTGATCATGTCTTCTTCACGCTCAAACAAGATGGTGTTTTCAAACTCACTCACCAGTTCCTGTGCTGTGTCCCAACTTAGATGCTTGGGCGGTACTGCCAGTGTGATCATCTGATCCAACCAATCCAAATATATAGATATTGCAGTGATTGGATTGAATGGATCTGCCACAGGCGAGAATCCGCGCTCTGCATCAAACGCAACTTCAATGTCAAAAAACGCTGTGTGTAATTCAGGAGCATCTTGGTCTTTGTAGTTTTCTTCTAAACATCTAAAGATAGGATTGATGTCTGATTCATACAACTGCTTGCCAGACTGGCTGCGAACTTCCTTGCGAAATTCTTTGTTGTTGCGCGATGAGAATCTATTTACAGGTGTGCCGTAGATGCTTTGGAACTTGCCTCTAGGATCGTCATAATAGAAGATGTAGTTGGCAGGATATTCCTTGTAGACTCGTTCGCCATTGCGGCGTTCTACAACATGTATGCGATCGTGTTCACGATCAAAAAGTGCGTCGATATAACTCATTGTTCTCCGTTTGTGGCCGGTAAGCCATGATTCATGCTCGTAACGTGAGCGATCCGCAATGTATTTAACATATTTTACAATAGCATTATATAATTTTATCAGTACTGATGTCAATAAATATTGGCCTAGTGCTACAATGAAAAAATTAATTTTACCTTTTGTCGAAACTATGGCTACCCAAGTGTGTAACCTATCGTGTCAAGGGTGTTCTAACTATAGCGATCTCAAACACAATGGTTACGTCAACTGGAGTACAGCAAAGTCTCAAATTGAACAATGGCTAGATATTCTTGAATTGCCTGATTTTGGTATTATTGGCGGAGAACCGTTAATAAATCCAGAAATTGAACAATGGCTACTGGGGCTTAGGAAGTTATTGCCTAACACACAAATAAGATTTACCACCAATGGGTTATTGTTACAAAAATTTCCCAATCTGTTACCTGTGCTTAATCAAGTTGGCAATTGTGTTTTTAAAATTACAGTGCATGTTCACGACGATCAGCTTGAAAATTATATCAGCCAGACCCAACAACATGACCAATGGCACACTGTGACCGAATTTGGCATAACACGTTTAAAAAATAAAAATAATGTAAGATTTCAAGTCAATCGTCCAACTAATTTTATCAAAACTTATAAAAATACCTACAAAACAATGGAACCGTATAACAGTGATCCATTGGAGGCATTTGATAATTGTATGCAAAAAACTTGTCCGCTTTTATACAACGGAAAAATTTATAAATGCAGCACCGCTGGGTTACTTACAGATGTGTTGGCAAAATTTAATAACCCAAATGCAAGTAGCTGGCAGTCATATATTGATCCTGGCATAAGTCCAACGTCTTCAATGTACGATATTCAGTCATTTATAAATAATTTTGGACAAGCACATCAACAATGCGCCCAATGTCCGACCTCAAAAGATTCATCCTTGGATCACAAAATCACTGTAGTCAAAGCTAATCAGAAATAATAGTGTCAAACACTTGCGAGAAAAAATCTCGAGTAAGACATCTGGCTAACCAAGATGAAAAAACAGAACGATTGTGTTGCGCCTGATTGTGCAGATCCTGGTTAGAAATGCTGATTAAATCATTTTCTAAAATGTTTAAAATATGTTGTTGACGTTCTCGCCAACCCAGCTGGTCAAGGCTCAACATATATGGATTTATATAAAGGCCGCTGTCGTTTAACTTTTGTAAAGTTCCGCGTTGTAAAAACAGCAAAGAAACATTGGGATACTGCAATGCCCTAGTTACTTTTTCACTAATGTAATAACTGCCAACATCGTCCTCTGGAGCATACGTATCTAGAACCAAACTGTATTTTGTGTCTAAAATTAATTCAGATAAATCTTCACGATCCACAAAATTTGAATAAGGAATCAATTCCTTAAGAACTTCGTAGGCCTGATTAAAATGCGGAACAGCTGATAGATGGTCCATATGAATCTTGTCAAACAACTCACGCCCAGTCTGAGTGGTGTTGATTTGGTATAATTTGTAACTGATATAACCTTTGTCAAACAAGTTACGCAGGTATAAAAAATAAAACCAACTTTGTCGTACTGATTCAGTTCTGTGAATAAATGCGTTATAAAGTTTTGATGGCTTGCCAACTAGCGGTGCATTATCTGTCAGTGCTGTTAAACTCAACAACTCAGGCATGCTAAAAATAATTAGACTCGGATGTTGAAATTTTTCATAGTCCACCCAACTGTCAGTGATAACATATAATTTTTTACCTAGCCTGCTACAAGTATCAGCGGCTTTCATGACTTGGTCACGATTGATTAAATCAAACAGAACTGTGATTAAAATTTTATCAAATTGAACAGTATCGACCCCAAATTTTTTATGCAAAAATCCAATTTGATTTTGTTGAGCAAACTCTTTTAATATTGGTAAAACAATCTGCCATCGTTGCCGCTCAAGTTTGAGTTCAGAGACAATAACATGAGATTGATTACTCATTACAGAGTTTTACCAACAGTTTCTAAAATAGTTTCCAGGGTTTCGTGATCCTGTTTTTCTTTGCCAAACTCAGCCTTGTGTGCCAGCTTGATGGCTTTCTTGAGAATGGCAGGTTTAATTTCTAACTCTTCAGCCACAGCTTTCACAGTGTCAGTTAGTCCACCGTTGAGTGTTTCTATCTCGTGAAGCACTTGCATGCCTTCGTTGATGATTTGAGTAAGTTTGAGTTTTTGTTCGCCGTTAAATGTCTTGCTCATTGAGCCTCCTAAAAAAACAAGTATACAGTTTTAGCAAAGGAATGTCAAGATGAATTTGCTCACTTTGGATCGCAAGGTAGCGAATCCATTGACCCGGGCAGCAGCCGCCCACTCGGTCCTAAGGCTGAGTTTGGTTAGCCACCTGCGGCTTGTATTCTTCTTGCCAGGGAGTTGATCTGTTGGTGCAATGCCTGTGCTTCAAGGTCTCGTGGCATCATACGGTCGGCATATTGATAACTGTCGCCACCTAGTTGTTTATAGTTGGCTTGTTTTGCAGACAGTTCTTTTTTCAATGCATCAACATCAACCGGCGCTGCATTTGCTGCTGATTGTGTTTGTCGAGCCAGGTACGCTGTTCGATCTTGTTTGCGTAACTCGTCATGTTCAGGATCACCATGTACACGGAGTTTGGCAAATCGAGGATTGGTTTTTTGTAGCTGTTTGAAATAATCATTCATGCTATCGTTTTCAAATAAATCGGCAAGCTTCATATTATCGTTCTTCTATGTAATCTTGATTGAGATTTTGTTCTGGCCGATTACGCTGTTTATGAGCGCGGAACAAATCAACTGCTATACCTGCTTCGTCAGAAGTTCGAAATCTGCTGGGCAAGCTACGACCACGATGGCGTATTTCATAACCGCTATCCTCAGTACCGTGTATTTCAAATATAGCACCATCATCCAATTCCATGACTTTGATGGGCTGCTGCGGATTGCCTAGTTGGGTATCTATGTTGTCTTCAATACCATGTACTGTGCTAGGATCAGTTAGTTCATAATCGTTTTCTTCAATTTCTTCTTCGGCTGTGTGTTTTTCAATAGCGTCTTTGGCTTTGTCTTTGAGTTCACGATCAATTTTGACTTTTTGTTCCAGCTGATCAAGATACTGTGTGAGGTCTTTCTTGACCTTGCTCAACATGTCTTCTTCAACTTCTTGCATGGCTTCGCCAAGTGATGGCTTTTTAGGCTCAACTGAGTCACCTACCAACTTGCCATGCATGGGGTGTTGAGGATCTGTTTTAGAGCCTAGTGCTCGAATGCTGTGTGGCTTGAACAAGGCCGGCAACTGATGCACTGATTTTTGTTGGGAATTTAATCCATGTTTAACATTGACCGGAGTAGTGCCTTCTACCAAGGCCAGTCGTGCTAGGATTGATCTAATGTCGTCGCTCATGCTCTTTGGTCTTTCAAATAACTACGCAACTGCCATTGATATTTTCCATGTTGACTCAGACGTCCTGCCACAAAGTCAGCAATGCCCTGTTGATTTTCCTGTTCTGCTTCTGCAAAACATTGATTCAACAGATCAATCATTTGTTGATTGTTGGCCAACAGTTCTTCAATCATGAGTCGAGCACGCGGTACCTTGGTCTGCCCTGAAATTTGTGTAAGCTCGCCAAAACGTTCGAAACTTCCTGGTGCATACTCGTCAAGATATCTTATGTACTCTGCAACAGGATCTATAGCTGAATAGGCATCCTCGTAGATGTTTTGGAAAAACTCATGTAATTCACCAAAGTCCGGACCTTCCACATTCCAGTGGAACTGTTGTGCTTTGAGATAATAAGCAAAATTACTTGCCAATAGAGTTTTTAAAGCGTCCGCTAACATGTTTATTCCTTTTGTATTCCTTGGGCGTGTTCGGTGTAGGATCAGAGCCTGTTACATATTTACCACTTAACATGGATCCGCCTGATCTTGATTGCATGCCCAGAGCTGACTCTACAGGCGCCATAGCACCGGCACTTGTACTGCCCACTGATGCATTTTCCATAATTTCTTTCATTCTCATGATGATGGTATTTCCAATGTTATTTGATCTTCGTGTATGGCAGCATTTTTACTGGTTACTCGGATTTTTCTTATTTTTAATTTACTACCGGTGGGCTCAAGCAGTTCATATCTAATTTTGTACAACCCTGGTGGCGCTTCAATAGATATTACTTCTTCTAAGTAATAGTCTTTGCCGCTCCAGATCCAGGATCTTTCTGTAAACAACTCGTCGTTTACATACAATCTATAGCGGGTGTCATTGCCATCCCATTTGCAATAAACATCACAATGAACTTGAACTGATTTGGTCTGCATTAGATATTTAGTCAAATATACAGCTATAAATATCACAATGTTAAAACTATCAGAAATTCGTCGATTGCATATTGAATTGACCACGAGATGCAATGCGAGATGCCCCATGTGCATGCGAAACTATAGAGGGTCAGACTACAATTCTGGATATCCCATATGTGAATTATCATTAGCAGACTTCAAACATATTGTAACACCTGAATTGTTGGCACAATTAATTCAGCCCGAACAGGCCATCAATGGTCGGGTGCCTACAGTATTTGGATTTAGAGGCATCACGTTCAACGGCAATCTTGGGGATTTTGCCTCAGCCCGGGATGCTGTGGACATAGTTGAATATGTTGCCGAACACAGAGTCCCAGTTCACATCAATACCAATGGTAGTTTGCGCAACTCAGACTGGTGGGCAAGACTGGCCCTGTCCGATGTCACAGTGGGATTTGCAATTGACGGCATGAGTGACACTCACAAATTGTATCGACAAGACACAGATTGGCACAGAATTATTGAACATGCGCAGGCGCTGATTCAAGCAGGTGGCCGAGCCATTTGGCGATTTGTACCGTTTGAACACAATCGTCATCAAGAACATGAATGTAGACAGTTGGCTCGGGAATTGGGATTTTTTGGTTTTGAAAACATATACGATGGACGAGATCGTGGTCCAGTGTTCACTAGAGACGGCAAATTCAGTCATGTGATTGGGCCTAAAGAATCAGATGACTTGCCTCCCCCAATTGAAGCTTTGTTAGAAAGTCATATTACTTGGTATGATGCCAAAACATATCAGTCGCATAAAGATGTTCCAGATCTCACAATGAATTGTATTCACAAACAAAATCAAGAAATATACATTGCCGCAGATGGCAGTGTGTATCCTTGTTGTTATCTTGGATTTTATCCACACACCATGAGCCACCCGGGTAACAAGGAACTGGCACCCATGGTCAAAGAAAACAATGCCTTGCAGTACTCATTGGAACATTGTTTGGCCTGGTTTGAAAGTGTGGAACAAGCATGGAACAAATCCAGCATTGCCGAGGGCAGACCATATCAGTGTGTTAACACCTGCGGAAAAACAGCCTCTGCTGTGGTTACTCTATAATTAATGATATGACCAGCGCAAAAATCTTATACCTAGCACGTTATCGTGTACCGCATGCTATCATGAGCTTGCAACCGGAATTTACTCGGCACCTCATTGGTGTGGATAGAACTTGTATTGCTAGTCCTGTGCCCAAAGATGAACTTTGGGAAGTATTTGAAAAGCACGGTATAGACACTGCAAAATTTGACTATGCACCAGACTCGGAAATTTACAGAATATATCCCGAAGTCAACGACTGGGTGTTTGAAGGCGACTACCGAACATATTGGTTACGCCAACAGGCCATCAAGTTTGCGTTCCTGGACTATCTCAATTACGATCTTATGATCATGCATGATTGTGATTGCTTGTTGATCAAAGACTATGAACCCTTTAAAGACGGCCGTCTGAACTTTATGGTGCTAGAAAACGAACGTCACAGTTGGGGATACTACGAAAGTATCAAGAATGCTCTGGGCTTTGATCGACTCACACCACACTGCTTTATTTCAGAGTTTGTGCCTGTGTTGAAAAAAGACTTCAACGACCTTGTGCAATTCCTGGAACAAACACACAACAAAAAATGGCTGAATGCCATGATTGACTCATGCCC